TGAAGTGTATTACGCAGTTTGTGAGGAACAACCAAAATGAGGTGATGTGATGTGGGTTGCTATTGTTTATATGTGTTTTGCTGCCGAATGTTTTTTTATAGATTCTCCACCTGCTCTTACGCAAGAGGGCTGCCTTGAGATGTTGGCTGGGGCAAGTAGGCAACTGGCATCCGACCCTGCTGTTATCGCTTTTGACGGTAAGTGCATTCAGGTGCGAATCAAAGAAAGTTAGTCGTTACCGCATAATGGGTTAGCTCGTTGTCTTGGTTCATTGTTTTTTACCCACAAGATAGGCGGGTGTGTTTTCTCAAACTCATCAACTAACATAGCCAGTGTCCACATCTCTTCTGTTTCAAAGGTCTCTAGCCATCGTGAAAAGCGCTCCCAGTCTCTGTCGTGCATGGGGTGCAAGGCGATCTCTTGTGGGTATCCTTCGTCCGTATATACGTCTATCCTTCCCGCTGCCCAGCAGTCGCCGTTCTTAGCGATCCAGTCAGTGTTGATCGGACCCATCCAATTTGTTGAGTAACTTATCATCTGTTTTTTTCCTTAAGTTTGGCTTCAACAATTGCTGTATAAAGCACCAATCGCGCCTTTTTCATTGCCTCAATTGACACCACTACCTCCGTTCACATTCTCATCAAGCCACTGTTGCACCTCTCCGCCAGACCACATCTTGCGTAGCATGGTGGGAAATACAATGCGCTCGCGCTGGTCTTCAATCGCGTCATCTAGCGCCTCCATGGCGTCCATCTCCGCCTCATACTGTTCGGCACCGGTTAGCGGGTGTGTAGCCGTGTTTTGCAATGCTTTTAACGCCAGCTTCATTGCTCCAAGTGCAGGAATAGGATGAAACCCATCCAGTTTACAAAGTTCGCTCATGCGATTCTCCTCACTAATCGTTTCAATCTTCTCACTAATCGTTTCAATATTCTCATCACAAACACAAATCGTTTCCCCGCATACCCTACAATATCCGCTCATCTCCCTCCCCTAATGTATCGTATTTAGGACATTAACGCTGTTAATGCTTTGTTAATGGCACACAAATGGTTGTTACGCTGCCTTATCTTGACGGTAAGCAGGCTTACAAAGGTTAAACGGGTCGTGCAACCTGGTAGTGTGCCCAAACTTAAACGCTTTTTGGTTGTTTAGTTTGATGCGTATCAAATCATTATTAGCAATCATCTCGCCTATGACTGAGACAACATGGCTTTTACTGTAGCCAATCTCTTTAGCAATCTCTGCCGAGTCTGTCATACCAGCAGCAATGCACTCTTTTATCAGGTGCGGAACCTTAGTTCTTTTTTTCATGCCTTCTCCTCGGTCAGCGTTCTGAGCGACAGTGCTTTGTACATATCCCACTTCTTTTGTATCTCCGGTTGCTCGCTAGCAGGAACCCATCCTCGTGCACGCCAACGTACAGATATGCAAGTTCCAGTCTTTGTATATATGAACTCACTCTCCAAGTTTCTTGCTAAGTCTTCTGTGTGCTTCATCTAACCTCTCCTTAAATTTTTTATGGTTCATGCGTACTCGGTGACTACAGTAATACTCTGACTCGTATGGAAAGCTGATATATCTAGCTTTGATAACAGCCCTGAGAGTGGCGTTAAGCTCGCACACGCACTTTTCTACTAGCTCTGCGTCTAACAGGTCAGGCTCTATCCTGTCCTCCGTATCGTCGCCCCACACGTCTCCTGACTCTGGTATGTAAAACCGTTCGGCACTGGCGCAAGTATCTGGGCCCTGGGGTGCTGTGCTACCTTGCATTGCAAACGACCAGTTAACCAAACGATCTCTTATGCTCATATCTTTACCTTTTCAGATTCAAATAACCAGCCTATTGTCTTTCGGTGTGCTTCTTCCCACATTTCTACACGTTCTGCTTTACTCAGGTTCTTGCCTTGGTCAAGCTCCATATGACAAATATTGCACATAGCCGCTATCCTATAGTCCTGAGCTTTTATGCCTCTGCCCTTACCGTCTCGCAACTGGTTAGAGTGGGCGGCGACCACAGTCCCATCGTTGTAATTCCCACAGGACATACACTCCGGCACCTCTCTTACTAGCTTTAGCAACTTAGGACTTCTGTAGGTTCCATGCGACACGAACATTCTCCTGTAAGTCATTTGCTGCTTGATCGCCACGAACCCTGCGGATGGTGTTTATGTACCGCTGTCTGCTGTCTCTGTCCGGTAGCTTGCAGACGTGTTTTGCCTCACACCAAGCCCTCCACTCCTCTGAATCCGTATGTACTTCCTGACCACTTGGTAGGGTTGTTGCTGTAGCCATGATGATGCAATGTCCGGTTGAATTTTGATGATGGTTAATAATTTTCTTCGCATGTGATTAGTTTGATTAGCACTAGGTCTGTCTGCATCGGAGCTGTTGCCCATCGACCATAGCGCTCGTGGTGTGCCACCGGTATCTGATTTCCATTCTGATATGTGTATCCTGCCTTCGTGTTTTAGTATTTTAAGGTGGTAAGTAATACGAGACTTAGTTGCTGAAAACTCTTGTGCAATATCCTTGACATAACAAGCGCCTTTATGCTTAATATGCCTGATGATTAAATATCGAATATGCATATCAATTACAGATCGTTGTGCAAGATGTGCCATTACAACAGGTAGTGCAGATGGTAGTCTTACCGTTTATCATAAATATCTGGGTTGTGCAGGCAGCGTAGGCGGCTGTGACTGCAAACGTTAAGGCGATTCCTAATGCTAATCGTTTCATAGGTGTTGATCCTTAAAATATATCACTTGGTCGATAAAGTGGCTAAATTCGTCTACTGTTAACTCTGTTGTGCTCGGCTCTGCTTCAGTCACCAACCCGAACGGCATCTCTATTACTCTGCCAGGTAGGAACCTTTCTTTAAAATACCTGTGCCAGACCTGTGGCGTAAACTGCTTGCCATCTAGCCAGACTGACTCTGCCACCTCGTGCACAGCCGCCCAATACAGCGCGTTCTGCTCTAGGCTACGGCTTGGCTTTCTTATCTCTACCACATGGCCATCTGGCGCTTGTGATATCATTTCCATGGCATGAGACCTGTCTGCGGTGAGGCGGAGTATTGTCCGCTCCATTAGCCTTTGCCTCTAATGCCAGATGCTAACGAGCGCTCAACTTTTTCTTTATTCCACAATTGATAGTTAATTTTGAACGTTCTGCGCTTGTTGTCGTCTATCTCAAATCCCCGTTGCGAGTTCGGTTTAAAGATATTGGCATCAGTAACGCTATACATCTGTCTGTCCATTTGGTTTTTAAAGGCGATGGGGTCTATGTCTATCAGCTCTAGCCACGGGCCACCGTGCTCGTAGATAAACTCAAAAGCTAAAGCCACGTCCTCCTGTAGCTTTAACCCGTGCTCGGTATCCAAAGGCGGTAGAAAGGTATCTGCAACAGCGGAAGCAACAACAGCAGCTATTAGCTTTTCATAGGCTCGGATATCATCCATTTTCGATAGCCAGCAACAAGATTACCCACCCTAAGATGATAAAGAAACTAGCGCAGGCAATGTATTTCATATTATGTCTCCAAGTTTTCGGGGAATAAGTGCTTGATCGCATTCGTTAACAGCTTGCACTCTGCTTGCATCTCCAAAGAAGTTTCGTGGGCCTGATCTATGTTGTTTTTCAGCAACTGCTTTTTCATCCGGCTCATCAGGGCAGTTAGTGTCAGCGTGTGTGTGCTGTAGTCGATCATGTTCCACTTCTATCAGTTTGTTGAGATAGTGCAAGGCTTTCTCCAGATCCTGCACCCCATTCTTTTTGCGGTAGCGGGTGACGTACTTAATTATGTTGCCTTCCAAGAAACCCAGATCATGGGACAGGATGTAGTCCCAAGTCTGAATCCCTGCTTGGTAATGAGTGCCACCCACTTGCGTTTCGTTCGCAATCATCAAAAAGGCACGTCGTCTGGCATATCTGCTAAGTTTTGTGTAGTAGGCTTTTTCGGTTCGTACTCTTTAGGCTCGGTTAGCGTGAACCAACCATCTGAACCAACTGGCACAGCTTCTAGCTTCATTGCCAACCCACCGTTCTTGGTTTCCATCACCACTCCACACTTTAGCCAACGTTTCTTTTCCTCGCCCTGCTTGTTTGTGTAGGTTCCGGTGCTTGCAATCACTTCGTACTTAACGCTCATTTGTCATTCCTTTTGGTTAACGATTCGACTTTATTGTCTACTTCCTGCAAAAACTTACTAACCTCATGTTGCATCATCTCGATGTACTTGTCATCGCGGTTTACCCTAACAATTAACAATTCAAGACCGTCGGGAAGTCTAGGGTCAAACGAGACAAAGTCGCACCACTTGCGACCAGTTGCAGACATCTGTGCTTGCATCTGGATAAAGTACTTCTTGGGTGGCGCGTCTGCTTCTAGGTACTCTAGGTGCGTAGCCGTGTTGGGACACTTTATTTCTATTAACCCAACTTCACCCACCAAACCGTCTGGGCTACACCCAAAGTTAACAATACTAAAGTGGTCTACAAACGCTACCTGCTCTACAAAATCACCCGTCCTAACCTCGTATGCGGCTCTGGCTTGAGGTTCTGTGTCTACACCCCATTGCATAGCTGCGTTACTAAACCCTGCTGTCTTTTGTTTGGTCAGGCGTTCTACTACTAAATCTGCTTTGTAGTTTTTGCGACCAGCAGACTCTCCGTCTCGACCTTTGGACAGCACATCTGCGACACGGGAAGCTGTCACCTTCCCCGCTCTAACGGCAAACCACTCTGGGCTACCTTGTGTTATCTCACCCATCCATGAGTTCCTTTTTACGGGCATCCTTGGCGGCGTTAATCTTGCCTAGTGCTGTCTTGTCCGTCTTAAACATGGAATAGGCGGCTGTAAACTGGGCTTTAAGCGCATCTAGCGACTCGGCTGACATAACACCCTTGATCGCCACAGAAACGTCTTGTGCCTCGCCTGTGTTGGTCGCGTCGGCATCCTTAGTGTCGTCAATCAGGAACAAACCGTTTAGCGCATACTTACGAGCATAGCTACTAGCCGCACCAGTGATCTGCGATTCATCCATACCTTTCTTGGTTTCTGCTTCACGAGCGTATGCAGTGACTGTAATGTTATTTTCACCATCAACAAATGTCGCCTCAGCCTCTACATAAACCCGTCCACCAACTTCTCGGATAGTGTCGCTTAGGGTTACAACCGCACCATCCAAAAGCGGTTTGACAGCTTCTAGGATGTCCTCACAAGAACGGTAGCGGTAGCCACCAAACTTGTTCATCTGACCCTTGGGTGCTTTCAGGGACTTTTGGATAGCTTCTAGTTTCTTATACACACTCATTTTCACGCTCCTTAACACGCTGGATATGGCCTTCGACCATGTCTAGTAATTTGCACATATCTTCGTCTGTAGAGTGATAAGACTGAGCGATATGCACGATTAGGCGTTCTACTAGCACTGGGTCGCAAAAGTAAGCAACCCACCACTCTCGGTCATCCTGTGGGAAGCTATCAGAACCTGCTAAGGCCGACATTGTTTGGCAGATGTGTTCGATATTCATAATACGATCCATCCCATGGCCACGAAGGTTACGATGGCTACTGTTACCGCTGCGCCGATGGCGTATATTGTGTGGTCGTACATTTGTTTCTCCTTGGTTAGAAACTACATTGTGTTCGTTTGTGTTGCTTTTGTGTATAGGTGTTTTCCCTAATTGACCAGTTCCAATTTCACGTAACCTTTGTGAAGTTTTTGTTTTGTTTTTTGGTAGGCTTGGCTTGCCTCTTGTTTGTCGTTAAAAAAACCTATGTGTATCTGTTTATTGTTAAGAACAATACTCGCTCTAAATTTTCTTTTTTGATTTGACCAACTGACACCAAGGTATCCAGTAGAACTGTTTTTTTGTGCTTTTTGTTGGTTTTGTGTATTGTATTGCGAGCAAACGTCCCGTAAGTTAACAATTCTATTGTCATTGCGTTTGCCGTTTATGTGATCTATTTGATGTTTTGGTTGTTCACCATAAACGTATAGCCAAGCAAGCCTATGAGCAGCGTAAAGTTTTTTTTCAATTCCTATTTTTACGTATCCTTTTGGGTCTAATGTTCCTAATATTTTTCCAATAGGACACTTTTTTCTTTTGATAATAGATTTAAACAAGCCTGTTTCTAGATCGTAATGCACAACTTCTTTTAAACGTTTTTGCGTAATCAAAATTCAAACTCCTTTAAATCATAACGACCATTTGGTTTTCGAAACCAGCCATGTACAAGCACACGCCAGCCAGAGCGCAACATCTCAGGCAATGCCTCGCTGTCCTCAATCTTGTGTATCCTGGCAGACATATTGGACTTACTCGTTACCTGGATCGCTAAAGTCTCATTGTTGCCAATTGCTAAAATGTCGATACACCCAAAAAGGTCATGCTTGCGTTTCGTGAAGTAGTTATAAGTTTCAACAGTGGCAACGGTGTAACCCTGTTCTCGCAGCAGATTAGTCGTTCGTAAAGTTAATGTCATGTGTGATTCTCCTTTGGTTTTTCTCCTTTAATTTGGCTTCAATAGCACAAGCAAGTTCATAACGTGCAAATCGACTCACCGTTGCGTCCACATCTTCATCTGTCAGCCCAACCCATTCACGCTGCGACTCTACGCACTTCAAACAATACAACGCCCAACCATCTTCGGCTTTGCATCCGCATTCGGCGCAACCTGATTCTTTCGGTTGATCTTCCATGTGCCTAATCGCCTCTCTCAGCGCATCCACAGCTTTGACTTCCTGCACATCAGGAACCCACGTATTCTTAAGCGCGGCTATGGCTTGTTGCATTGCTTCAATAATCATCTCTATCTCCCTCAAAAACGCTTTCAGGTAAATCGGTGTTTACCCTTACCGTTGGTCGTACAATTTTTGGTACGGTATTTGGTACGCTTTGCAACTGGTTCTGTAGCATAAGTGCGATTTGTCCGGACAGTGACCGGTGCTCAGACACGGCTAAGGCGGAAATCTGTGCTTTCATGTCAGCAGTCATGCGAATGTTTACAAATACGTCTTTCATCTGTTGCCTCCCAAAAACACTTCTTTTACATTGCTTGAGACTGAAATTAGCTTAGGCTGTGAGCCGATACGCTTGATAGCCTCCAACATTGCTTTGTCATACCGGTACTCTTTTGCAGATACTAATTTGGGGTCTGGTAGTTTCTTTTTCATGTTAATTCCTTTATCCGTTCCCACCCAAGATCGTGCCAAGCCACTGTAGCGGCTTCTATACCGCTACATACAGAAAGGTATTTCATTCTGGTTTTTCAGATACAAACTCAAAAATCTCGGCATCGTCTGGCTGGAAAGTCTCTAGCACATTCCAGTCGTTTTGTTCTAGTGCCACGTCAAACGCATCTTCCTCGTCTGCGTAAACGTAGGTTTCTACTCTTTGGGTGCGGGTTGTAATAATCCTGTACATATTCATGGTGTATCTCCTTGGTTGATAACTACATTCCACCACATATCGCATCATTTGTGTGGAATATATATCTATAGGTTTTTCACAAGCAATAAATTTTAGCTATAATTGTGTTGGGTTTCTCCACTTTCTGGCTTGCAAGTGAATATTCCTTGCGGGTCTTTTTTTGTGTGTATAATTAACAATGCAAGGCTAGGTTATGCAGACCGAAAAGATGGTTATCTCCAGCACCATTCTGCCTTTGTCAACTTAAAAGCTGGATTTGCGTGTAAGACTAAACACGCTGGAGAGCAAAATGTACTATTACCGTTTTCACATTGGCGACTACAAACGGTCTACCGACCATTTGACAAATGGCGAAGACATTGCATATCGACGGTTGCTTGATATGTATTACGAAACCGAATCCGTTATCCCGCTAGAAACCAAGCAGGTTGCTAGACGGTTGCGGCTTGATCTTAACGACCTGCAAATTGTTTTAGATGAGTTTTTTGAGAAAACCGAGCAAGGCTATTTGCACCATTACTGTGAATCTCAAATTCAAGAATACCAAAAAGGTGCAAGTGTTCGCAGAGTTAACGGTCAAAAAGGCGGTCGTAGAAAGAAAGATAGCCTAGAACAAACCAAGCAGGAACCTGTCAATAACCTAGCAGGTTCCGAGCAGGGTAGCTTAACCAATAACCATAAACCAATAACCAATAACCATATAAAAGATATGGCCCCGCCTGAAGGCGTGCTTGAATCTGTCTGGGAAGATTTCGTTAATCAACGCAAAGCAAAAAAAGCATCAATCACACCAACTGCAATAAAAGGAATAGAACGTGAAGCGCGAAAAGCGGGGATAAGCCTAAATGACGCGCTGCAAGAGATATGCTCACGTGGTTGGGCTGGGTTTAAAGCTGACTGGATGACTGATAAAACAAAAACATCATGGGCTGACAAACAAAGAGAATGGGTAGCCGAAGCAACCGGAAAGGCATACGAGCCAGACGTTTTTGATATTGCAATAGCACAGACAAGGGGAATCAAATGAGCTTACCTGTAAACGCAGTAGAAAGATTGTTTCAAAGATTAACCGCTACCTACGGGGCTGAATTTGTAAACAAATGGGATAAGGTCTCCTTGGTAGACCTCAAGACAGCATGGGCGCACGAACTTGCAGCCTACACAACAAACCTAAACGCTCTCGGATGGGCACTGGAAAACCTGCCGGTTAAGGTGCCAAACCTAATTGAGTTTAAACACTTGTGCAAACAAGCCCCTAGACCTGAATCGATGGCGTTAAGCGAACCAAAAGCTGCTGCTGACGTGGTAGACAGGGAATTAGCTAAGATCGCAGCAGAGGCGTTTAAATCGCCTGTCGATGACAGAGGCAACGTTGACCACAAAAGATGGGCTAAGAGGCTAAAGGAGCGTGACAAAGCAGGTGAGAAAATAACGATGATACAAAGGCGGTTTTACCAGGTCGCTTTAGATGAACTTCGCTAATTGCATATCTTTGAAAAACTTGATACTATTTCCACGGGGCAGTGTTTCTGCTCTCTCCTTGGTTTAGAAGACCTTTACCCGCTACGTGCGGGTTTTTTTTAAGGAATGCTGAAATGATGGGATCAGGCAAGAAAGGCACAGACAACGCAAAGCGCGTTATGAATCGTATGAAAGAAGCGGCGAAGGGCAAGAAGTCCGAGGCTGCATACGGCAAGATGAAGAAAGAAAAAAAGAGCTACAAGTGAAAGGTCTGTATGCCAATATCAATGCCAAACGCAAGCGCATAGAGGACGGTAGCAAAGAGCGTATGCGGAAGGTAGGGTCTAAAGGTTCGCCTAGTGCTAAAGAGTTTAAGGAAGCCGCCAAAACGGCTAAGAAAAAGTAAGTATTAACCCTAACTACCGATGACCCATTAGGAGTCGGAAATGAAGCAAGAGATAGTACATAAGCCCATTGCGGACTTAATCCCTTATGCAAACAATGCCAGGACACACTCTGACGAACAAATAGCGCAGATAGCAGCCAGCATCAAAGAGTTTGGGTTTACTAACCCAGTACTATTAGACGGTACAAACGGCATCATTGCAGGGCATGGCAGATTGATGGCAGCACGCAAGCTAAGTCTTGACACAGTGCCTTGCATACAGCTATCACACCTAAGCGACAAACAAAGAAAAGCCTATATCCTTGCGGACAACCGTTTGGCTATGAATAGTGGCTGGGATACACAATTGTTAACGCTAGAGCTAAAATCACTAGATGACGAAGGCTTTGACTTAGAGATGCTGGGTTTTGATGCTAAAGAACTAAGCGATTTGCTACAGCCTGAACAAGTAGAAGGATTGACTGACGAAGATGCCGTACCAGAGCTACCAGAAACCCCTGTAACGGTTGAAGGCGACATTTGGCTAATGGGCAAGCACCGGCTTTTGTGCGGGGACAGCACCAGCATGGACGACTTGGCCAAGCTCTGCGATGACCAAGCTGTGGACATGTGGCTGACCGACCCGCCCTACAACGTAGCGGTGCAGGGAGGAAATCATGGAGACCCGAATCGGACTAATGGCCTAAAGATTCAAAACGACAGCATGGCCGACGATGAGTTCCGACAATTCTTGCGCGATGCTTACACGGCAGCCAATTCGGTCATGAAACCTGGAGCGGTTTTTTACATTTGGCACGCCGACCTCGAGGGCTACAATTTCCGGGGCGCCGCTCAAGACGCCGGCTGGAAGGTTCGCCAGTGCTTGATCTGGAAAAAATCCAGCTTGGTGATGGGCCCGCAGGACTACCACTGGAAGCACGAGCCTTGCTTGTACGGATGGAAAGAGGGCGCTGGCCACCTTTGGGCTACCGACCGAAAACAAACAACCATCCTTGAGTTTGACAGGCCCACGCGCAATGGCGAGCACCCAACCATGAAGCCAGTGGCGTTGTTTGAGTACCAGATGCTAAACAACACCAAGGGCGGCGACATTGTGCTTGACAGCTTTGGTGGAAGCGGAACAACCTTAATTGCTGCTGAAAAGAATGGACGCCACTCCCGTCTAATGGAACTTGACCCAAAATACTGCGACGTCATTGTCAAACGCTGGCAAGAGTTCACGGGCAAAGAGGCTACACTAGAAACAAATGGCAAAACATTTGCGGAGGTGTCAAATGGCTAAGAACGGCAGACAAGGTGAAGGGGGCGGTAAGCCATTAATAGTGTTTGATGAAAAGCAAACCAACCAAGTTGAGTCACTCGCTGCTGTGTTATCAAAAACACAAATGGCTGATTATTTTGGCATAAGCCTTACAACTCTTATAGAAATTGAAAAGAGGCAACCTGAAGTATCTGAAGCCTATAAAAGGGGTAAATCAAAAGCTATTGGAAATGTAGCTAAAAACCTTATTGCACAGGCGCAAGCAGGTAATGTATCAGCAGCCATCTTTTATCTTAAAACCCAAGCGGGGTGGAAGGAAACGCAGGTCAACGAAATTACAGGTGCGGACGGGCAGCCGATATTAGTAAAGTGGGGCGGATGAAGGAAATACTCATTCCGTACTCACCCAGAGAACATCAGCTATCTATTCACAAAGCGGCAGAGAAGAACCGTTTTGTGGTTGTAGCTGCTCATCGTCGTTTCGGGAAAACAGTTGCGGCGATAAACGAGGCGGTCAGGTCAGCAATAGAATGCCAGCTAGATAGACCAAGGATAGGTTATATAGCACCTACGTATAGCCAAGCCAAGAGGGTGGCGTGGGATTACCTGACCCACTACACACGCCCACTTGGGGCCACGGCTAATATTGCCGAGCTGCGGGTAGACTTCTGGGATCGCAGGATTCAGCTATACGGGTCAGACAACCCAGACTCGCTACGGGGCCAGTACTTTGATTTGGTAATACTAGATGAGATTGCCGACCAGAACCCTCGTATTTGGACTGAAATTATCCGTCCTGCACTGGCAGACAGAAAAGGCAAAGCTATATTCATCGGGACACCGAAGGGGCAGAACCATTTTAAGGAACTGCGAGACAGGGCCGAGGTAGAGCCAGACTGGGCATTATTAGAGTTTAAGGCTAGTAAAACAGGCATATTAGATGTAGAGGAACTATCTGCTGCAAAACGAGAGATGGGGGATGACAAGTACGCTCAAGAGTTTGAGTGTAGTTTTCATGCTGCTATTGAGGGTTCATACTACGGCAAGATATTGAACGAGCTAGAGACGGAACACAGGTTCGCAGAGATTAAGCGCGACGATTTGTGCAAGACATACGTGAGTTGGGACTTAGGTATGGGTGACTCAACTGCCATCTGGGTAGCGCAGACTGTAGGTAAGGAAATTCGCTTACTTGATTACATAGAGAACCACGGGGTAGGGCTAGACTGGTACGTTCGGGAACTAAGAGAGCGCGACTGGTTTAAGGCTCAACATTTACTACCGCACGACGTGCAGGTTCGGGAGCTAGGCACTGGTAGAAGCAGGCTAGAGGTATTGCAAGAGGCAGGGCTAGACTGTACTGTAGTTCCACGGCTAGGCATAGACGATGGCATACAAGCTGTACGTAGGATGTTGCCAGACTGTTGGTTTAATGTCCCACAGGTAAAACAGGGGCTAGAGTGCCTGAGAAACTACCGCAGGGAGTATGATGAGAAACGTAATGTTTTTTTTGATAAACCATTACACGACTGGGCAAGCCACGGTAGTGACTCGTTTCGTTATCTAGCAACTGGCATGAACGACACATCTAGCTGGTCTAAGCCGCTGAACGTTAACTTGGGGTGGGTAGTGTAATGTGGGTAAAAACCAGAGGCGACCAGCCTACCAAAGAAGATTACGAGGCACTGGTACGCAGGGTTGAGGTGCTAGAGAAGAAGCTAGCAGAACAACCGAAGCGTGGCAGACCTACCAAAGAGGAAAATAAGCATGGATGAGGGCCGTTTAAAGTCGATCTTGGCTAGTGAAATAGACAACGCTATCGGCTATCTGGACAGCGAGACTACCGAAGCACGTGCTAAGGCGCTAGAGTATTACTTACGCCAGCCCTTCGGAAATGAAGTCGAGGGCCGTAGTCAGGTGGTGACAGGCGAGGTAGCTGAGGCTATCGACGGCGCGTTACCGCAGCTTATCCGTGTTTTTACTCAGTCAGACGAGATTGTCCGGTTTGAACCCCGTGGGCCGAATGATGATGAGGGAGCAAAGCAAGCGACAGAATATTGCAACTGGGTGTTCTATACACAGAACCCTGGCTTCACCATCCTGCACAACTTCTTCAAAGACGCGCTAATGCAGAAGGTGGGCTTGGTAAAAGCCTACTGGGACGATAGGGTTGATGTCACAAAAGAGACATACGAGAACCTATCAGACGAAGAACTAATCCTCCTGATGTCCGATGGCCAGCGGGAAGTGTTGGAGCAGGACACATCAGAGATTGAGACGGGTGAAGTAGACGAGCAGGGTCAGCCTGTCATGTTCCGTAGCCACAGCGTGGTTATTGCTAAAAAGGTCAAGCGTGGCGGTGTAAAGGTTGAGAACATCCCACCAGAGGAATTTCTGATCTCTAAACGTGCGATCAATATTAAAGAAGCACCTTTTGTTGCACAGCGCAAGCTATTGCCACGCTCTGACCTGATTGCTATGGGTTTCGACCCAGATATAGTTGCCAACCTACCAAGTTTCGATGAGATCAGCTATACGGGTGAGCGACTGGCTCGTTACTCACAGGGTGAGCAACCGCATCAAGACACAAGCTTAGACGATGCAATGCAGGAGATCGAGGTCTACGAGTGCTACATCAGGACAGACGTAGACGGCGATGGCATTGCTGAACTACGTCAGGTGTTCTACGCAGGCTCTGAGATTCTGGCAGACCAAGAAACGGACTATATGCCGTTTCACTCTATCTGCCCTATCCCTATCCCGCACAAGTTCTTCGGTGAGTCGATGGCTGACCGAACGATGGACATTCAGCTAATCAAGTCTACTGTTGTGCGCCAGATGTTGGACAACCTGTACCTATCGAACAATGCCCGTGTTGGTGCTGTCGAAGGACAGGTTAACTTAGATGATTTGCTATCTGTAACACCTGGTGGTGTGGTGCGGATGAAGAACGCAGGCGCAGTAGTGCCGATGCCTATCCCACAGGTGATGAGCCAAGCCTTCCCAATGCTGGAATACTTGGACAACCAGCAGAGCAAGCGCACAGGCATTTCTGACGCACAACAAGGCTTAGACCCTAACATCCTACAGAACGTCACTGCTGCGGCTATAGCGGCCTCTACGCAGGCTTCTAGTGGCAAGTTAGAGCTAATTGCACGAATATTTGCTGAAAGTGGCGTTCAAAGCCTTTTTATGGGCATTCTTCAGCTTGTTTGCAAGTATCAGGACAAGCCGACAATCATGCGGCTGCGTGGCAAATACGTAGAGGTAGACCCACGTACGTGGTCTAATCAGTACGACATGCAAATCAACGTGGGCTTAGGAACTGGCAACAAGCAAGAGCAGATGGCGATGTTGCAGATGGTTCTAGCCAAGCAAGAGGCTATCTTGCAACAGTACGGGCCAAGCAACCCACTTTGTACTGTCGGACAGTATCGCGCTACGTTGGGCAGGTTTATTGAGGCGGCAGGGTTCTCGGATAGCCAAGAGTTCTTTAACGAGATCACGCCCGAGGTTGAGCAGGCACTGGCACAGCCCAAGCCACCACAGCAAGACCCACAACTCCAAGCGTTAATACAACAAGCTGAAACGGAAAACGAAATTTCACGGCAGAAGGCAATGGCAGACATCCAACTACGCCAAGCAAAAGCACAGGCAGATATAGAGTCAGAGAGAGAAAAGGCTGCTTCAGAGCTACAGCAGTCCAGAGAACAGGCAATGTTGGATATGCAAATTGCTCGTGAAAAACTAGCCGCTGATATACAATTGAAGCGGGAAGAACTGTCTGCTGAGATTATGCTTAAACAGCAGAAACTTCAGGCGGATTTAACCGCAAACGTGAGGCTGGCATGAGTGGACAAATAGCGCAGGAATTACAGAACAATCCACAGGCGATGCAGAGAATTGCACCACTGGTTCAGTCGGCGTTATCTCAAGTACAGCAACAGCCTATGCGTCAGCCGATGCCACAACAAATGCAACAGCCTACGCAGGCTATGGATATGACCAACATGGGGTACAACCCGTTTATGGCTATTCAGCAGATGCAGAGACAGCCAGTACAGGCGCAAAACCCTTTCTTTGGTGGGGCTATACCGTTTGACTTTGGCTTGCCGCAGGTTAACCAATTGCCTATGGGTTATGTCCCGTCGTTAGCTGCATTCAGACCTGGTGACTTTGCTGCGTTTCAGGAAGCCAAAAATCAAAAACAATTTAACAATCGTGGCCGTAATAACACCCAGTACTTTAGCGACAGTGATGGTGGTTATGATTCTGCTGGTATTAATTATGGCTATGAGATGGGCTACGATTACAGCGACGATGGCATCGGTAGCGACACTGGCCCTAGTAATGCTTCTGCGGCAGACATGGGTGGGGAAGATGTTTAATGGATAAATCACAACGCGCACAGTTACTGATTACTGACGACTTCTTTGTCGAGGAGATAGAGAACCTGCGTAAAGGGTGCGTTCAGACATTTGAGAACAGTAGGGCGGATGACTACGAGATTCGTGAATCTGCCTACCAAAAACTAAAGTTTATAAATGAGATTGTTTCTCATTTTGCTTCTATTGCTGACGGTCAACAGATACTGGAAAAGCGGTGGAAAATACTGTAATTCGTCCCATGTCGGGACAATGCCGACACCTAGCGGATTTACTAGGTAATAGGGTAGAAAGATGAGCGAAAACATGACACCCCAAGAGGGTAGTGGGCCGCTATCAGTGGATTCAGCCGCTGATGCACTGCTTGGAATGATGGGCGGCGAGGACTCGCAAGAGCAACCAGACACCGAACCAGAAGTTCAAGCGGGGGCAGAGGAAGCCGAAGGTGAGTACGAACCAGAGGCAGAGCAGGATAGCGAAGAGCAGGAAGAAGAGCAGCCTAAATACCGTGTCAAAGCCGCTGGCGAAGAACGGGAGGTAACGCTTGATGAGCTTGTTCGTGGTTATCAGCTTGAGGCAGATTACACAAAGAAAACCCAGACCCTTGCGGAAGAGCGTAAAACGGTGGAAGCCGATCGCTCACGTATCCAAGAGGCGACACAACTGAGAGACCAGTACGCTCAACGGTTGCAAATGATTGAGCAAATGCTTCAGTCAGCACCCCAAGAGAACTTGGAAGCACTGAAAGACACCGATCCAATCGGCTACGCAGTAAAGGTCGCAGAGCAAAGCCAGAAAGAGAAACAGCTATCGGCAGTCCAAGCGGAACAGAACCGAATTGCACAAATGCAACAAGCGGAACAGTCGCAAAACCTGTCTAGCCATGTGGCTCAAGAGGCGCAGAAGTTAGCTCAAGTAATTCCCGACTTTGCTGACAAGGAGAAGGGCGAAACAGTCCGCAAGGAACTTCGTGCTTTTGCTAAGTCCGTTGGGTACTCGGATCAGGAACTATCAAGTGTATATGACTCTCGTGCAGTCCTGACGCTGTACAAGGCGGCGCAGTACGACAAACTTATGCAGAATAGACCAGAGGTACAGAAGAAGGTATCTCAGGCTCCTAAAATGCTTAGGTCTGGCGCATCTGCACAGCGTTCACCAGATCAGGATCAAGTGAACAAACAGAAACAGCAGTTGAAACGCTCAGGACGAGTGAAAGACGCTGCTAACCTTTTCGAACGATTCTTATAGGAATTATCATGGCTACATTTTCAGCACACACCGCGATTGGTCAGCGCGAAGACCTAACCGATGTCATTTACGACATCAGCCCCACCGAGACCCCACTGCTTAACACCTTGGCACGTTCTAAGGCTACCGCAGTATTCCACGAGTGGCAGACAGACAGTCTATCCGCTGCTACCACAGCTAACGCAGCTGTTGAGGGTGCAGACGCAACGTCAGCTACTTTGGCTCCTACGACCCGTTTGGGCAACTACACGCAGATCGTTCAAAAGACGATTCAAGTGTCTGGTACGCTCGACACAGTTAACAAAGCTGGTCGCAAGAGTGAAAAAGCATATCAGTTGGCTAAAGCGTCTTCAGAGCTTAAGCGAGACATCGAGACCATCTTGGCATCGAATCAGGCACGTTCGGCTGGCAACAGCTCAACTGCCCGTAAGTTGGGTTCTTTGTTGTCGTGGCTCAAGACCAACACATCAAAAGGTGCGGATGGTGTTGACCCAACCACCATTGGCGAATCAGTCCGCACCGACGGTGACTTGCGGACTTTCACCGAGCAGTTGTTGAAAGACGTTATCCGTGGCGTGTTTGAGGCTGGTGGTTCACCAAAGATTCTGTTGGTTGGCCCGGCAGTCAAGCAGAAAGTGTCAACGTTTGCTGGTATCGCAGAACAGCGTTACATGGCACCTGCTGATGCGCCTACCACCATCATTGGTGCGGCTGACGTGTATCTCAGCGACTTTGGGTCAGTCTCTGTCGTCCCTGATCGCTTCCTGCGTTCACGCGATGCCTTCGTGCTTGATCCTGAGTTCGCAGCAGTTGCCTACCTTCGACCTTTCGTCACAAACGAGCTGGCTAAAGCTGGTGACAGCGATAAGACACAGATTCTTGCTGAACTGACTCTTGAAATGAGAAACGAATCGGCTCATGGTTTAATTACGGACATCGACGCAACTTTGTAAACGGAGATAGGGGGAGGGGGAAACCTCTCCCCTCATACTTATGGCAAAACTATTTAGCTCTGACTCTTTCACTGGTAGATACACCATTGCACACGAAGACGGTGACGGAGGGATTATCCTAGAGACTAAGCAAGACGTATCTAAAATTATTGATGCTAACAAACGGCAGTACAACGATGTCACTTCTCAAGACAAGTGGGAAGACCTGACCCACGTAGCACGATTGCCGCTGACAGTGGTAGACGAACTAAACCGAAAACGCATCATGCGTGGTTTGGCAGTGATCGACGAAAAGGCGTTCAAGATGTTTTTAAACGACCCCGATAACAGGTTCTTTCGCACAAGACCAGGTCAAGTATGAAGCTAGCTATCTGTGTTCCATGCCGAGACCAAGTAATGGCAGGGTTTTGTTTTGACCTAGCAAAACTGGTTGGTTACCATAGTCGCAATACGGACGATGAAATACAGATATATCAGATGCCAGGTACGCTGATATTTCACCAGCGTGAGAAGTTAGCCAAGACAGCACTAGATGCTGGCGCAGAGGCTATCCTTTGGATTGACTCAGATATGCGATTCCCAGCAGATACGCTAGAAAGATTGCTTTCACACAATGTAGAGATTTGTGGTGTAAACGCTACTACCCGTGTTGAACCTGTTAAACCCACGGCGCTAGACCTAGAGATAGTGGACGGAACCCCAGTGTTCCAGAAGGTAGAGACCCGTGGTAAGGATTATGTCGAGGAAGTCTCGGCTGTTGGATTTGGTGTAACACTGACCCGCAGTAGCGTGTTTGAAAAGATGGCACAGCCTTGGTTCGATATTCTATGGACGGACGCGGGTGGCATTATTGGAGAGGACGTGCATTTTTGCATTAAGGCTCAGGACTACGGGATTAAGACGTATGTCGACCATGTTTTATCGCCACTTATTAAACACATCGGGACAAAAGAATATTCATGGGATGACGTGAAATGGCAATCTTAAATTATGCGGACTTGCAAACAACAATTGCCAGTTACTTGGCGCGTTCTGATTTAACAGTCCAGATTCCTGATTTTATCCAGTTGGCAGAAGTTCGCTTGCGGCGTGACCTAAGAATCCGTCAGATGCTGAAGTCTGCCACGACAACAACAACAGGCGGTGACCAGACGGTTGCTCTGCCTTCTGACTTTTTACAGTTGCGTGATTTGTTTGTAGAGACCAACCCCATCCGTGCGGTGGAGTATGTCACCCCAAGCGTATTTAGCCGTAACGGGCGAGTGACAGAGTCTGGCTTGCCAGTGTTCTACACCATCATTGCATCAGAATTTAAGTTTGCACCAGTGCCTGACACTGACTACACGCTACAGATTCTCTACTATTCAAACCCACCATTCCTGACCGGCACAAACCCTAGCAACGTATTTTTAGCTAACTGTCCTGACCTACTGCTCTACGGCGCACTGGTAGAGGCAGAGCCGTATTTGATGAACGATGCTCGGATACAGTTGTGGGCAGGTATGTATGACCGTGGGGTTGCTTCAATTACAGCGGCAGATGACGCATCAGAAAACTCTGGTGTACCACTCAGAATGACACTTACAGCGAGGTAATAATGGCTGCTATTTCCGATTATTTAGAAAATGCGTTGATTAACTCAACTTTACGTAACACAACCTACACATCACCCGCCACAGTATATGTCGGACTGTTTACTACAGACCCAACGGATGCTGGCTCAGGCACAGAGGTATCGGGTGGCTCTTACGTGCGAGAAGCGGCAACTTTTGCGGCTCCATCAAACGGCGTGTCATCTACTAATGCTGATGTACAGTTTACACAAGCAACAGCGACGTGGGGAACCATTGGTTGGTTTGGGATACACGATGCAAGTAGCGCTGGAAACCTTTTGTATTACGGTGCATTTTCTGTTAGCAAGACCATTGAAACGGGCGACGTATTCAAGATCGCTAGTGGCAACCTTACAGTTACTCTAGAGTAATGGCTGACGTATGCGGCCCTTTTACGCTTGATGAGCTAGATCAATTCGGGACTGTTGATTCTATACAACTGACGTTTGATAGCCCTATATGGCAATCGGCGGACACTTGTATCCTCAGCACCAGTGGTTTTATATCTGGCATAGGCGGAGTAATAGCGGAAGGGAACGGCATATTCGTGTCCACTGCGTCCATAACGGGCGAGGGAGATACCAGCGGTCAGGCTATTCGCATTCGCTTCTCTACGGCATCTGTAACAGGCTTAGGAACGGTATCTGGCGAGGGTATTCGGGTAAGGTTGTCCTCTGCTTTTATTACTGGGGTAGGCACTGCTTCGGCTTTGGGCGGGCTCGTATTCGAAGGCGAAGGTTTTGCGGTAGGTGTAGGGTCGGTAGAGGCAATTGCCTTTGCGATACTAGACGGTCAGGGAATCATTACGGGCATCGGGTTTGCGTCTGGCAGCGGTGGCGTTATTGGTGAGGAGTGGGTAGTTCTTCCGGCAGGGACAGAAGTCTGGACAACTATATCAGCGGGTGGGGAAGTGTGGATACCTGTCGATGAGGAAACAAGCACATGGCTACGAAAAGGCTAGTATTAGGTGAGTGGTTGCCAGATCAGCCTGGATTAACGGGGGCACTGACAGATGCAAAAAATGTTGTCCCAGTGCTGAACGGTTACGGGCCACTGCCATCGGTAGAAGTGTTTTCAAACAGTGCGTCCGAGGACTTATTAACGGCTGTTGCGGGTAAGTTTGGAGACACCGTTCAATTGTTTGCTGGCGGGGATTCTAAACTGCTTAAGTTTGACCCGAACGATCTAGATTTAGACGACGTGTCTAAGGCTGGCGGATACACGGGTGTTTCTCGGTGGAACTTTACGCAATTCGGTAAAGTTTTGGTGGCTGCTAACGGAAACGACGATCTACAAGGCTGGACTATCGGCACTTCAACGGCATGGGCAGACTTATCAGCGTCCGCCCCTGTTGCAAGATTCGTGACGGTTGTGCGCGACTTTGTGGTGGCAGCAAACAACTCTGGTTACCCGAACAGAATTTACTGGTCAGACATTAACGACGAAACCGATTGGACTCCTGGTACAGCGTCTCAATCAGATTTCCAAGATATACCGGACGGTGGCAACATACAGGGAGTTACAGGGGGCGAGTTTGGCTTAGTATTCTTGGACTCAGCTACCTATCGGATGTCTTACGTTGGAAGTCCTTTGTTCTTTCAGTTCGATGCTATTTCACGCAATCTGGGTTGTTATGAACCCAACAGCATTGTGCAGTATGGAGCCAGAACTTTCTTTTTGTCCTCTGATGGCTTTTATGTATGCGACGGAAATACCATTACACCAATCGGCGCAGAGAAGGTAGACCGCTGGTTCTTTGACGACGTAGACGAGGGTAAGTTAGATAAGATGTCTACGTCGATTGACCCCACTCGCAACATAGTGGCTTGGTGTTACCCGAACACAAACGCAGAGCAGACTATTTTAATGTACAACTGGCAAACAGGTAAATGGAGCTATGGAATTACAACGGCGCATTTTGTGTGTAACGTTTCTACCGTAGGGACTACGCTTGAACAGTTAGATATTTACACCAGCCTAGAGGGTGTTCCAGCCTCGTTAGATTCTCGGCTGTGGGCGGGTGGTAAATCGTTGTTTGCAGGAGTTAGGGACGCTCAAATTATCTTATTTGCTGGTACGCCTATGTTGCCTCAGTTAGTAACGGGCGATTTCGAGGAAGGAATGCAGTCTATTACCAAGATGGCTTTTCCCCAAATTGAGGGTGGGTCTGCTGATATAGCGGTTGCTAGTAGATTTCGGTTAGATGGGGGGGTTAACTTTAGCTCAGATAACTCTGCGTCATCTGAGAACCGTGTCCCTCTTAGGTCTATTGGCAGGTATCACAGGCTCAGGGTAAAACCTACGGGCAACTGGACAACAGCTATGGCGGTGGATATTGAAGTTCAACCAGTGAGTGGCAGATAATGTTTAGGAAACTCCCACCACAGGGTGGAACCGCTAGGGATGTGTCAGAAATTGTTAATAACACCTTAAACGGAAAAACAAACAACACTGGTTCGGTTACGTTAGCAACTGGGGCCACAACAACTTTGACAGATGAGCGTATAAGCCCAAGCAGTAAAATTGTGTTAATACCGAAAACAGCGGATTCTGCTGGAGCAACGGGAGTTTATATATCAGCTCAAGCATATGGCTCAGCAACCATATTGCATACAGGTAATGTTTCAACAGATAAAATATACGATTATATTGTGGTGGGTTAATGTATAGAATTGTTGAACCGCATGACGTTAGGGGTGCATGGTCTTTTGTTAAAAAAGGTCTAAATCACATCCTGAGAAAATCACCAGAGTGGTGGATAGCAGAAGATGTGTATGCCTCTCTTGTGGCGAATCGTGCTAACTTGTGGTTATGGATAGAAAACGATCAAGCGGTTGGTTTTATTGTTGGGTACGTGAATGGTGACACTTTTCATATATGGTGCGCTTACGGACGTTTAACTAATATGATGCAAGCGTTTGATGAGATAGAAAATATGGTCAAAGGTAAATGCACAAAAATTACTTTTGAATCGTGGCGACCAGGATGGGATAAGGTTGCTAGAAAACTTGGATTTTCCCCACGTGGTTGGGTGAAGGAGCTTTAATATGTCTATGGGTGGTGGCGGCGGCGGTACGCAAACAGTTAAGACGGAACTAGACCCAACGGTCAAGCCTTATGTAGATTACGGTTTGAGCGAGGCTCAACGTCTATATCAAGCTGGTCCAATGGAGTTCTATCCTGGACAAACATATGTTGGCCCATCTCAGACGACCCAACAGGGTATGCAGATGGCCCAACAAAGAGCATTAGCTGGATCACCATTGTTACAGGGTGCACAGCAGACTGTAGGCGCACTACAGACAGCAACCAACCCAGCGTTGGGTGGATTTGCTGATGTCTACGGCAGGGCAGGATCTAACCCAGCTATGGGGATGACTCAGCAAACAGCACAGGGCGGCTATCTAGGTGGTAACCCATTCTTTGAGGGTGCATTCCAACCAGCGGCTCGTGCGGCTCAGGATAAATTTGAGCAAAGTATACGGGGTATCGGCTCGCAAGCGTCTAAATCAGGGCGTTATGGTTCTGGCGCAATGGGGCAGTTGCAAGATCGAGCATCTGGCCAGTTTGCCCAAGCATTGACAGACACGGCAGGTCAGCTTGCATACGGAAATTACGATGCAGAGCGTAGGCTACAAGAGCAGGCCATCCAGAACGTAGGTAACATTTCAACACAAGGTCTAGAGACGCAATTACAGGCTGCTAGTGGGCTTGGGCAGACTGCGGCATCGGATTACCAGCGTCAGCTACAAGCGTCGACTGCGTCGCCTGATATGGCGGCTCAGGACTATGCTGACATACAAAGGCTGATTGACTTAGGTCAGATGCAAGAGGGTTATCAGGAAATGGCATTAGGTGATGCTATGAATCGGTTTAATTTTGCACAAGCTGCTCCTTCTGCCAACCTACAGTCTTACTTGTCTGCGGCATTCGGCTCACCTATGGGTCAGCAAACATCTCAGCCTATTTACCGAAATCAGGGCGGATCTGCGCTTAGCGGTGGCTTAGCTGGTGCTGGAGTTGCTGGCGCAGCAGGATTTAACCCGTTATATGGCGCTGGAATCGGCGCGGCTGCCGGTGGATTATTGGGGTAATGATATGAGTGGAATAGAACCAATCTTAATCGGCGCGGCATTAGGCGCAGGAACTTCAGCAATCACAGGCGGTGACCCACTTACCGGCGCACTTATCGGGGGCGCTACAGGCGGCTTTGGATCGGGCATTGGTGGTGCGGCAGGTGGCGCAGGCGGTGGTGCGAGTCCGTTGGCCACAGCAGGCACAAGTTCATTTGCTTCTGCGGCTCCTGTCTTGCCGCCTTCTGGTGCTATCGGCCCACTTACGTATGGGTCTATTACGCCGACAGAGTTTATTGGCTTGCCGTTTGGTGAACAGTTAGGATTGGCAGGCCAGTCCCTTTCGGGTCTAGCAGATATTGACCTAAGCAAATTGTCTGGTATGGGTAATATGATGGGTGGTCAGCAACAACAACAGCAACCTTCTCTAACCCCTGCTCCTGCGCTAAGAGGTCAACCAGTCAACATGAACGACCCTATATTGTCACTATTAGAAGAACAGCGTCGCCCACAACAACGTGGTCGCATCTCTTTACTTTGAGGTAAGTTATGGCAACCGGATATTTACAAAGTCTCTTGGGCGAAAATTACGAAGACACTAGACGATCAGCGCTAAACCAAGGCCTATTGGCGGCTGGTTTACAAGGCTTGGCGGCTAGTGGCCCATCTCTCACGCCTACATCTGCCGGTCAGGTCCTGGGTCAGGCTGGTATGGCTGGTGTGCAAGCCTACGGCGGAGCTATGGATCAGGCGGAACAACAGGGCATTAGGCGCATGGAACGTCAAGATGCTCAATCTGTTAAAGACCGTGAGGCAGAATTTAACCAAGCCCTGCAAGGTGTCTATGGTTCAAATGGGCAAATTAATTACCCAGCATTACAGTCTGTCATTACTCGATTCCCTGATATGGCTTCGGGCGCTGTGAGTGCCATTAAATCTGGTGTCAGACCAGTAGTTGCTTCACCAAAGCCAGAAATGATAATTTTAAAGCCTGGGGAAATGGGCTATGTAATGGGGCCAAACGGCAAACCACAATTAGTTGCTTCTTCGCCAGAAAAACAGGGAACAGTTATTGACCTTAATACCGATGCTTATATGTTATTCAAGTATAGGACAAAGGATTTTGCTGCACTTCCCCAAGATGCACAGGCCGACGTTCTACGGTTTAAGAATGCACCTGATGATGCTAAAGCACAAGAGCTGTCTTTAGCTAGAGAGCAAGTGGCGTTTACCCAGCCAAACATAACAACCCCACAGGCTACTGGGCGGTCAAATTTTATTAACCCACCTGCGGCTCCACAGGCAGAAACACCAACAGCAAAACCTATGTTTTTTGGTATGGGCGCAGAAGCACTAAGCAAACCATTGCGCGAAAATGAAGTCCCAATTATACAAAGCCAAGGCGTTAGTCCGCAAAACAAAGAAAAACTTTTGCTTGATCAACCTGCTCAAACTGGCGCTATGGAATACACGATTGACACAATGCGGCAAATGCGTAACAGCGCGGCAGAGGTTTATAACCATCCGTCCATGCAATCTGCGTTTGGTTTTGGCGGGCAATCTTTTTCAGCTATACCTGGCACTGGTGCGGCAGATGTAAAAGCGTTAATTGATACACTTAAAAACCAATCGTTTGTGACGGGATTGCAGAATATGCGTAATTCAAACCCAACAGGCGGTGGTGTTGGTAATGTGTCAAACGCAGAGGGAGGGCGATTTGAAAACCTGTTTCAAAACTTAGAGCAAGCGCAATCACCAGAAGCAGCAGAAAAAGCGTTTCTTGCGTTAATAAAAGAAATGGAATTAGCGGAAGGTCGAATCAAAAATGCTTACAAACGCACATATGGCGATGTTCCTGAACTGACGTTACGACCTTATGTAAAGCCTGAAAAGTTTACAAGAGGTAAAAAGCCAGAAGAGCGTAGACCTTTATCCGAAATTATGGGGCAATGATATGGCAACCTTATTGGAAAAAATCCAGTCGGCTAGAAACGAGGGATATACCGATCAGGAAATCTCAATCTATATGAGCCAGTCTGATCCTCGGTTTGCTGAGGCTTTACAGGAAGGCTATAGTCTTGGTGATGTCGCTTCGTTTCTAACAACACGGCAAACACAAAACCCTGCGGTTCAATTCGACCCACTGTCTGTTGGACAACTTAGTGAGCAAGACCAAGCACGAGGCAGTGCCGCACAAGCTCAATTTAGAAACGTTGCAGGGCAAGCAATCCAAAACTTTCCTAGATCGGCGGCAAACTTAGCAGGCGATGTTTTTTCTGCTATTACTAGCCCATTACAAACAGCTAAAACAGTTTTAGATTTAGGTGCTGGTGCAATACAAGCGGCTTTACCAGAAAGCATTGTGCAAGCAATTGGCGCTGACCCCAAATCAAGAGAAGTTGCCGCACAGGTTGGTCAATTCTATGTTGATCGTTATGGTTCGGTAGAAGGGGCAACTAAGGCTATAGCTGAAGACCCTGCTGGCGTTTTAGCTGATGTGGCTAGTATTGCATTTGGCGGCAGTGCGGCATTGCGTGGGGCGGCTGGTGCTACCAAATTAGCGACAGGAGGGCGAGTTACGTTACCTAGTGTACAAGCTGCTGGTGAAACCCTACGGGCTGGTGGTGCGATGATCGACCCTTTAGCAATAGTTGGCAGGGGAGTTACATCAGCAGCAAGAGGGACAGGGAATGTGCTTGCACCAGTGTTAGGTATGACTACAGGTGCAGGGCAAGAGCCTATCCGTCAAGCCTTTACTGCTGGTCGAGAAGGCGGAGCAAGAGCTGAGCAGTTTCGCGCAAACATTAGCGGAACAGCAGATCAGATGGATATTTTAACGGCGGCAAAAGAAAACCTTGTCGCCATTAGGAATGACCGATCACAAGCGTACCAGTCTGGAATGGTTAATATTGCAAACGATAAAACACAACTGTCGTTTTCAGGCATTGATAACGCAATTAAAAAAGCAGAGGGTCGTACACGATACCAAAATAAAGTAGTAGACCAACAGGCGGCTGATGCTTTAAATGAGGCTAAAGATGTTATTAATGGATGGAAGCAGTCAGACCCTGTTTTGTATCACACGCCAGAAGGCATGGATGCGCTAAAGCAGTCTATCGGTGCAATACTAGACAATCTTGAGCCTAACAAAAATGCGTTTAACACTGTCAATCAAGTTTACAACTCAGTTAAATCTGAAATTGTAAAGCAAGCACCGACCTACGCTAACACAATGAAATCGTACACAGATGCCTCAGAGACAATTCGGGAAATTGAAAAGTCCTTGTCATTAGGGAATAAATCCTCTGCTGATACAGCAATGCGTAAACTGCAATCTTTGATGCGGGACAACGTAAACACAAACTTTGGCATGAGAACACGGGTAGGCAGGCAATTAGAGGAACAAGGTGGCAATATGATGATGCCAGGTCTTGCTGGCCAGTCGCTCCAATCACTAGCTCCTAGAGGCATACAGGGCGCTACCGCTATTGGACAAACCGGAGTAGCGGGGATGATTGGTGGTATACCAGCGGCTATTGGGTCTGCGGTTGCTTCATCTCCGAGGGCTGTGGGTGAAGCGGCATTTATAACTGGTGTTGGTGCAAGGGGAATGGATGCGGTACGGAAAATACCAGCATTATTAAGTCCTGACTTGTACAACCTCTTGTACCAGACAGAACGCACAACTCAATAAAGGACGACAATGGCAAAGACGAAAATCTCGGAGTTCGACTCCAATCCGGTAAACAATACCGATATTGACGGTATTAACTTAGCCGAAGGTATGGCACCAGGTCTCGTAAACAATGCCCTACGAGAGTTAATGGCGCAGCTAAAAAATCAGTTGACTGGCACAGACGATGATAATCACACAATCGGTGGCAATCTTGTTGTTAACGGAACGTTAACTGTTGGAAGCAACTTAGCCGATGCTTTTCCTAGTGGTACTAAGTTGTTGTTTAATCAGACCACAGCACCTACTGGTTGGGTTAAAGATACAACGCACAATAACAAGGCTTTGCGTGTTGTATCTGGCACAGCGGGCTCTGGTGGTTCGGTAGCTTTCACGACAGCATTTAGTAGCAGTTCAGTTGGTGCCACTACGCTTACAGAGGCACAGTTACCAAGCCACAATCACAGCTTCAGCGGGACTACTGTTAGCGCTGGAGGGCACACACACACCATTACCGACCCCGGACATAATCACCGATACGGGGCCAACTACAATGCCGGATTAGGCCAAAATGGCCCGTCTATATCTGAAGGATCTTCTTATAACACGAGTACTAAAGTCACCGGGATCTCTATAAATGCCGTCGGCGGCCATGACCATACGTTTAGCGGTACAACAGGAGCTGTGGGCAGTAGCGCAACGCACACACACTCACTAAGCCTTGCTGTCCAGTATGTTGACGTTATTATAGCTACGAAAGATTAATTATGAAACTTAGTAATTATATTCAGGTATTTGAAAATATAATTCCTCTAGATTTATGTGACAGAATTATAGAAGAATATGAAAGCACAAAAATATGGAGATCTGCATCTATTAAAGATGGTAGCGTAGATAAAAAAATACGTTCTGTTAATACTATTCCAATTTCTTGCGATGATGTTATTAGCCAAAACACAAATTCTAGAAAAGAAATTGACACCTACCTTTTCCGTAGTGCTGCTGTTGCAGTGGGAAGATATACAGAGATGTTTCCGGCTTCACGGATCGAGGAAGACTCAGGTTATGAACTTTTAAGGTATGGAGAAGGAGATTTTTATATTCAACATACGGACTCGTTTAAAGGGGCATCAAGGTCGGTATCTTGCTCGTTTCTGTTAAATGATGAGTATGAGGGTGGGGATTTTGGTTTTTTCGACAAAGAACTTAAAATTAAGGTTCCAAAAGGATGCGCGTTGATGTTCCCCTCTAATTTTATGTACCCACACGAAGTTTTGCCTGTCACCAAGGGCACGCGCTACTCTATCATAACTTGGTTTGTGTAACTATGAAAATCGAATCTAAAGCCAATTGCCCGCTAGACAGCTTTAACCCGTGTCGGCAAACAGATTGCGCCTGGTTTACTCAATTGCGCGGAAACAACCCTCAAACAGGTAAAGAAATAGATGAGTGGGGTTGCGCTATTGCTTGGATACCCGTTCTATTGATTGAAAACTCTCAACAGCAAAAAAGTACGGGCGCAGCAGTCGAGAGCTTTAGGAACGAGATGGTGCAAGCCAATGCTTCTACAGCAGAACTGATCTCTAACCAACATAAAATACTGGGGTAATCAATGTCTAAGGATAAGATCAGCCAATACAGCACAACCAATGCTCTCAACACCGATATTGGTGGGATTGATATTGATGAAAATTGCTTGCCATCAAATTTGAATGATTCCGTGCGCGAGGTGATGGTTCAGCTAAAAGAGTTTCAAGATGGCTCTAGTGCCGACTCTTTTACAACTGCCAACATTATTGCAACAGGCGGATCAGTAAACGGCGCAACAGTGGGCGCTTCAACAGCAAGCACAGGTGCGTTTACCACGCTGGGCGCTACAGGAACATCTACGCTGGCTGCTGTGAATGCTACTACGGTTACACTAGGCGGCACGAATGGCCTGACATTTAACGATTCCACAAAGATGGGTTCTGCCAACTCACTGGGTATGCGTAACCGCATCATCAACGGTGACATGCGGATTGACCAGAGGAACGCTGGGACTGCTGTTACTGTGACAGCATCTAATACTTTTGGTGTGGACAGGATGTTTTCTCAGAATTTGACTGGGACTGGGGTTATCACAACACAACAGTCCACGCTTGGCGGGGTTAAGAGTCTTAAAGTTACCGCAACAACTGCCGTAACTGCCCTGACTACTGATCTATTTGTTAGAGGTGTGGAACAACGCTTAGAAGCACAGAATGTTCACGATCTAAATGGTAAAACAATAACTGTCTCATTCAGAGTTGAAACAAACTGGTCGGGTAATTTACCAATAAGCTTCTTAAACTCAGATTCAAGCAGAAGTTATGTGGTGGATAGACCTGTTGTTTCAGGGGTCAACAATATAGCTATTACCCTGCCACTTGAGAGTACGACAGTTTTGGTAAACACGAATGCCTCTGGTTTTACGGTGTCTATAGGATTCAATAATGAAGCCACTTTCCGTACAGCCACAACAGGCTCATGGCTTGCAGGTAGCTTTTATGTATCCACCACCTCAACCCAATGGGCTAAAACCACAGGTAACTTCATCAACATCACCGACCTACAACTTGAAGAAGGCTCAGTAGCCACACCTTTTGAGCGCAGACCGATTGGGGTGGAGCTGGCGCTGTGTCAGAGGTATTATCAGCATTACATTACTCCGCCACTTAGAGGTGTTGTGGGCACCACAACCGTATTAAACAGAATGGGAATGATACTTCCAGTGGCTATGCGAGTACCCGCTACCATTATTGTGGGGGCGCTTCCAGTTTATGATGGCAATGTGACTACTACTGTGTCATCGGTTGGTACTATATATGGTACCGCGACAAGTATTGAGTTTGACTTTAATCTCGCTGGATCGTTGACCCAATACCGACCCGCCATGATTTACACTTCCGGAACAGCCACCGTCACGCTTTCATCGGAATTGTAGAGATGAACATTCTTACAAGCGAACAAGATGTTGATATTCATATCACTGGTGCGTATAAAACACACCCACAGTCAACCACTTTATATGTAAAAACTGGCAAGAAGTATTTGCATCGTGTAGTTATGGAACGAGTTCTTGATCGTGTGCTATCTAGGTCTGAGAAGGTTGACCACATCAACGGTGATGGGCTGGATAATAGGCGTGAGAACTTGCGGCTTGCTTCTCATTCTTGTAACTTAGCAAATAGAGAAAAAACAATAGCTACTGGTAACAGGTTCAAAGGGATAACACAATGCAAGCGAACAGGCGCATGGGAAGCGAAGATTATGTTTAACTACAAGACCATCTACCTTGGTAGGTTTACGTCTGACGAAGATGCCGCAAAGTGTTACGACAAAGCCGCGACCGAATATTTTGGCGAATACGCACGGAGGAATTTCCAATGACATACAAACTAAACCAATCCTCCCGTATCACCCGCATTGCAGACGGTGCAAGCATTGCTTTTGATGGAACTGCAACAGACTACCAAGACTGTTTAGCGTCCATACAATCAGGCGCAGTCTTAATAGATTCTAATGGTGTTGTAATGTCACAAGAGCAAGCTGATGATTTTGTTTCAAAACTAGAACAAGAGGTGGGTTAAATGTACAAATTAACAAGTGGTGATTCCATCACAAGACTTTCCGATATGGCTTTTATACCTGCTGACCCAGCCAACACCGACTACGCCAATTATTTAATCTGGCTTGCAGAAGGCAACATTCCCACACCGGCCGACATTCCACCACCACCCACCTACCAACAACTCCGGGCCGTTGAGTACAACCTCAAAAGCACAGGTGAGCAGTTTGGGATGCAATATGACGATGCTAAAAACAGCACGACGACATGGGTGGACTGGCAAGACGACATCAAAACAAGGATTCCTAAGACATGATTACGGAGCCTATCAAATGAGCAACGGATTAGAAAAATACTTGAGCGACACACTCGATGCTAATGACATGGGTTTGTCTAAATACTACTGCCCTGTCTGTAAGCGCGATTTGCCTGTTCTGGCGGGTGTAATTACGCATGACAAGATTCCACACGGGGGGGTGACAAGTTGTCCCCTACCTTTTGAGAAAACGGTATGATCTGCCTTTACGTAACTAACATCGACTTTACTAAAGATGGCATCAAAGCTGCGATACCGAAGCCAGAAGCGTAACCAACTAAATTGCTAAAGAAATCTGTTTAATTTTATCCTAGCGTTAATAGTCAAAGATCGACAGATAAAAGGAATAACCATGCTATCAAAACATCGAGGGTGGAGCAATGGATGAAATCAGCCACAAAGATATCTATGACCGCCTCGTTGCTGTCGAGTCAAAGGTAGATAAGATTGACGCTCAAACTACCGAGGTTGTCTCCGCATTTGAGAACGCAAAAGGTGCGTTCATTGCACTCGACTGGCTCTCACGTTTTGCTGGCAAGATACTAAAGGTGGCGGCTTTCTTTGCCGCACTAGGTGTGGCCACAACAGTCATCTGGGAACGGTGGACTAAATGAAGTCGCCCAAGCTGGTGCTGATTGAATGGGTGGATGCCTATCACGTTGACGCATGGCAGTTTGGAGCAAAACCAAAAGCAGACTTTGACCCATGCTGGTCACTCGGTTTCCTAATGGATGAAAATAAGCAGGGCGTAGTTCTGGCACAGACTTGGTTCGATGGTGACTGTGCGAATCTAATCGGTATCCCACGAGGCATGATAAAAAAAATAAATGTTTTGGGTGACCTGAAGGGGTAGGAATGAAAGTGACCGACGAGCAATTTATCCAGCTATGGGATAAGTACCAAAGTCCGGCAAGGTTAGCTGAGGCAACAGGGATGGCGGTTAGAGCAATCTATAATCGCCGAACTCGGATAGAAAAAAAGCTAGGTATCGCACTACATTCAGAGTCGTCGACAGGTGCAAAGAACGAGCGTTTCTACTATCGCCACCACATGGCTCGCGCTGATGCAAAGTTATACAACGGTAAAATATTTGTGGCCTCGGATTGTCACTATCACCCTGGTGAAATATCCCCAGCCCACAAGGCTTTTGTTAAGTTAATCAAGAAACATCAGCCTGAAATTGTGTGTATGAACGGCGATGTGTTTGACGGCGCTACTATTTCACGCTACCCCAAAGCGGCATGGGATGCAGTCAGACCACCCACCGTTAAGGAAGAACTAGAGGCAGTTGCAGAACGCTTGGACGAAATCGACAAGGTAGCTGGCAACGCTTTGCGGGTCTGGACGATTGGAAACCACGACCTGAGATACGAAGCAAGACTAGCATCAGCCGCACCTGAGTACGAGGGCGTACAAGGATTTGCGTTACGTGACCACTTTCCTGCATGGAAGCACGTACTAAGTTTGATGGTTAACGGCAACCTGATGATAAAACACAGATACCACAACGGCATACATGCAACGTATAACAATGCTGTCAAAGCGGGTATTAGTATGGTCACGGGTCACCTGCACAGGCTTCAAGCAACGATCTGGTCTGACTATTGCGGCTCACGGTTTGGCATCGACACAGGCACGCTAGCAGAGGTCGATGGCGATCACATGTCCTATGGGGAAGACTCACCAAAAAACCATGCGTCGGGTTTTGCTGTTTTGACTATCTGCGATGGCAAGTTGCTCTACCCTGAGTTCTGTTATGTCGTTGATAAAGTCGCCTATTTTAGGGGTCAATCTGTATGAAGCTCGTTGACGATTCACGCGACTGGTCGAAGTGGTGGTCGGTTAGACTATCCATTATTGGAGGCACACTATTAACATTCTTGGAGGCTTTTCCTAATGCTCTCGCAACTGTTATCAATACTCTCCCGCAAGAAATCACAAGCACCATCGACGAACCCATCCTCAAGGGAATCGGAATCGTCTGCATCCTCGCCAGCCCTATTGCAAGGGTCATCAAGCAAGTGGATAGAACTAGCGACGGATCAGATTAAGCAGGATGAGGGGCTAGTGCTACACGCTTACGATGATTCTTTGGGCTACGCAACAATCGGCTATGGCAGGTTAATCGACAAGCGTAAAAACGGGGGCATTAACCAAGACGAAGCAAACTACATGCTAGAAAATGATGTAAACGCACGATTAGTTGTGCTAAAAAATGCGGTTGATTGCTTTACCAGGCTAGACGACGCTCGTAAGGCTGTGTTGCTTAACATGTCATTCCAGCTTGGCATTACTGGATTGCTGAAGTTTAAGAACACGCTGGCCAAGATTGAGGCAGGTGATTACCAGGGCGCAGCTGACAATATGCTCAAGTCACTTTGGGCACGACAGACCCCAAATCGGGCTGGCAGACTAGCTGAACAAATGAGGACAGGGCAATGGCAATATGGCTAAAGTTCAAGGGCTATATCTTGGCGTTTGGTGCGGCATTAACAGCTATATTTGGCGTATATCTATACGGGCGGAGCAGTGGCGCATCCGATGCAAAGCTAAAGATTGAGAGGGCAGACCATGCGAAAGCGAGAACTATTGAAGACGCAGCGGATAGGGCGCGCAGGGCTGACGGTGACAACACTCCTGCTGTTGAGCGCCTGCACCGTTACAAACGGCTCAGAGACGCACAGGACGATCTGTAGGGAGTTGGGCATGGACTTGCCTACCTACTCGGTTAAAGACACGCCAGAGACGCTAGAAAGCGGCGCAAGGTTTATCGAGGTTTACTACGCAGTTTGTGAGTATTAACCAATGAGGTGATGTGATGTGGATTGCTGTAATTTATATGTGTTTTGCTGCCGAATGTTTTTTTATAGATTCTCCACCTGCTCTTACGCAAGAGGGCTGCCTTGAGATGTTGGCTGGGGCAAGTAGGCAACTGGCATCCGACCCTGCTGTTATCGCTTTTGACGGTAAGTGCATTCAGGTGCGAATCAAAGAAAGTTAGTCGTTACCGCATAATGGGTTAGCTCGTTGTCTTGGTTCATTGTTTTTTACCCACAAGATAGGCGGGTGTGTTTTCTCAAACTCATCAACTAACATAGCCAGTGTCCACATCTCTTCTGTTTCAAAGGTCTCTAGCCATCGTGAAAAGCGCTCCCAGTCTCTGTCGTGCATGGGGTGCAAGGCGATCTCTTGTGGGTATCCTTCGTCCGTATATACGTCTATCCTTCCCGCTGCCCAGCAGTCGCCGTTCTTAGCGATCCAGTCAGTGTTGATCGGACCCATCCAATTTGTTGAGTAACTTATCATCTGTTTTTTTCCTTAAGTTTGGCTTCAACAATTGCTGTATAAAGCACCAATCGCGCCTTTTTCATTGCCTCAATTGACACCACTACCTCCGTTCACATTCTCATCAAGCCACTGTTGCACCTCTCCGCCAGACCACATCTTGCGTAGCATGGTGGGAAATACAATGCGCTCGCGCTGGTCTTCAATCGCGTCATCTAGCGCCTCCATGGCGTCCATCTCCGCCTCATACTGTTCGGCACCGGTTAGCGGGTGTGTAGCCGTGTTTTGCAATGCTTTTAACGCCAGCTTCATTGCTCCAAGTGCAGGAATAGGATGAAACCCATCCAGTTTACAAAGTTCGCTCATGCGATTCTCCTCACTAATCGTTTCAATCTTCTCACTAATCGTTTCAATATTCTCATCACAAACACAAATCGTTTCCCCGCATACCCTACAATATCCGCTCATCTCCCTCCCCTAATGTATCGTATTTAGGACATTAACGCTGTTAATGCTTTGTTAATGGCACACAAATGGTTGTTACGCTGCCTTATCTTGACGGTAAGCAGGCTTACAAAGGTTAAACGGGTCGTGCAACCTGGTAGTGTGCCCAAACTTAAACGCTTTTTGGTTGTTTAGTTTGATGCGTATCAAATCATTATTAGCAATCATCTCGCCTATGACTGAGACAACATGGCTTTTACTGTAGCCAATCTCTTTAGCAATCTCTGCCGAGTCTGTCATACCAGCAGCAATGCACTCTTTTATCAGGTGCGGAACCTTAGTTCTTTTTTTCATGCCTTCTCCTCGGTCAGCGTTCTGAGCGACAGTGCTTTGTACATATCCCACTTCTTTTGTATCTCCGGTTGCTCGCTAGCAGGAACCCATCCTCGTGCACGCCAACGTACAGATATGCAAGTTCCAGTCTTTGTATATATGAACTCACTCTCCAAGTTTCTTGCTAAGTCTTCTGTGTGCTTCATCTAACCTCTCCTTAAATTTTTTATGGTTCATGCGTACTCGGTGACTACAGTAATACTCTGACTCGTATGGAAAGCTGATATATCTAGCTTTGATAACAGCCCTGAGAGTGGCGTTAAGCTCGCACACGCACTTTTCTACTAGCTCTGCGTCTAACAGGTCAGGCTCTATCCTGTCCTCCGTATCGTCGCCCCACACGTCTCCTGACTCTGGTATGTAAAACCGTTCGGCACTGGCGCAAGTATCTGGGCCCTGGGGTGCTGTGCTACCTTGCATTGCAAACGACCAGTTAACCAAACGATCTCTTATGCTCATATCTTTACCTTTTCAGATTCAAATAACCAGCCTATTGTCTTTCGGTGTGCTTCTTCCCACATTTCTACACGTTCTGCTTTACTCAGGTTCTTGCCTTGGTCAAGCTCCATATGACAAATATTGCACATAGCCGCTATCCTATAGTCCTGAGCTTTTATGCCTCTGCCCTTACCGTCTCGCAACTGGTTAGAGTGGGCGGCGACCACAGTCCCATCGTTGTAATTCCCACAGGACATACACTCCGGCACCTCTCTTACTAGCTTTAGCAACTTAGGACTTCTGTAGGTTCCATGCGACACGAACATTCTCCTGTAAGTCATTTGCTGCTTGATCGCCACGAACCCTGCGGATGGTGTTTATGTACCGCTGTCTGCTGTCTCTGTCCGGTAGCTTGCAGACGTGTTTTGCCTCACACCAAGCCCTCCACTCCTCTGAATCCGTATGTACTTCCTGACCACTTGGTAGGGTTGTTGCTGTAGCCATGATGATGCAATGTCCGGTTGAATTTTGATGATGGTTAATAATTTTCTTCGCATGTGATTAGTTTGATTAGCACTAGGTCTGTCTGCATCGGAGCTGTTGCCCATCGACCATAGCGCTCGTGGTGTGCCACCGGTATCTGATTTCCATTCTGATATGTGTATCCTGCCTTCGTGTTTTAGTATTTTAAGGTGGTAAGTAATACGAGACTTAGTTGCTGAAAACTCTTGTGCAATATCCTTGACATAACAAGCGCCTTTATGCTTAATATGCCTGATGATTAAATATCGAATATGCATATCAATTACAGATCGTTGTGCAAGATGTGCCATTACAACAGGTAGTGCAGATGGTAGTCTTACCGTTTATCATAAATATCTGGGTTGTGCAGGCAGCGTAGGCGGCTGTGACTGCAAACGTTAAGGCGATTCCTAATGCTAATCGTTTCATAGGTGTTGATCCTTAAAATATATCACTTGGTCGATAAAGTGGCTAAATTCGTCTACTGTTAACTCTGTTGTGCTCGGCTCTGCTTCAGTCACCAACCCGAACGGCATCTCTATTACTCTGCCAGGTAGGAACCTTTCTTTAAAATACCTGTGCCAGACCTGTGGCGTAAACTGCTTGCCATCTAGCCAGACTGACTCTGCCACCTCGTGCACAGCCGCCCAATACAGCGCGTTCTGCTCTAGGCTACGGCTTGGCTTTCTTATCTCTACCACATGGCCATCTGGCGCTTGTGATATCATTTCCATGGCATGAGACCTGTCTGCGGTGAGGCGGAGTATTGTCCGCTCCATTAGCCTTTGCCTCTAATGCCAGATGCTAACGAGCGCTCAACTTTTTCTTTATTCCACAATTGATAGTTAATTTTGAACGTTCTGCGCTTGTTGTCGTCTATCTCAAATCCCCGTTGCGAGTTCGGTTTAAAGATATTGGCATCAGTAACGCTATACATCTGTCTGTCCATTTGGTTTTTAAAGGCGATGGGGTCTATGTCTATCAGCTCTAGCCACGGGCCACCGTGCTCGTAGATAAACTCAAAAGCTAAAGCCACGTCCTCCTGTAGCTTTAACCCGTGCTCGGTATCCAAAGGCGGTAGAAAGGTATCTGCAACAGCGGAAGCAACAACAGCAGCTATTAGCTTTTCATAGGCTCGGATATCATCCATTTTCGA